TCTTGAACAGCGGAACCAGACGCTCCGTGATATTCGGCAATCGATACGCACGGTGTTCGCCGTGAAGTTCACCGACATAAACCTGGAAGGTGGTGCATACATCAACGAGCCGAAGATAACAGAAGAGATCAGCATGCTGATGTATCTTTACGAACTTTGCGGGAATTAACACGATGACGCCAAAGACTCCGAATGACATGCCATCTGAGTTTACGGACAATCAGCAAACCCAGATGGTACGCAACGCATTCTTATCAGATTTGCTCACGGCTGATTCTGTGGATATCCACTACGAACCGACTAGCGGCAACGACGATGATAAAATGTTTGGTGAGTGGTCAATCGAAGTTCACCATCAAGGAGATCGAATTGAGGCGACGCACGAGAGCTTCGTTAATGTGCTGTGGTTCGCTCTGGAGCACATGAAGGCCGGGGATCGGTCTGACTACACGAATTGGGAAAAGGCCAGAAGCGAAGCGTTGTCCAAGCTGAGCAAGGCGGACAGGTCAATACTTGGATTGGAGTAGATGAAATGCAGCTCGACTCTAATGGGCGAGAAATTAAGGCTGGGGATTTACTGAAGATTCCTCATTTCCGAGCAGCGAGGCGGCGCCGCAAGGTATACATGTACAAGCTTGTCGTCAGGGTTACTTCCGACAGGATTATACATAAAGATGGCGCCTATTTATATGCGGTTGATGTCGGCGATATTCACGACAGCGGGTCGCTCGAAAAGGCTCACCGCTGCACTCTGTCATGCTGCGAAGAGTGCGAGATAATAGACGGCGGATCCGTTGATGGGAACGATTTGTTCTGGGAGAGACCTAACAGGAAAGGTAATGGAGACTCAAATGTCTGAAGAAGCAAGATCTAATAATGAACTGCCATCAACGGATTGCTGGCACCAGGTGGCGAGTGAATCATCGCCGTTCGGGGACGGGTGGCGACAAGGTGGCCTCATGGGATTCACCCTGAAGCATGATGTTATTGGCACCATAGGAACGTCCTGTTCGCTGGCAATCATCAAGGACTATTCAACGAAAAGGCTTCGCGAGATTCCGATGGCCGATGTCGTTGTAACGAGAAACAGGCCGGAATGAATACCCGTATGACGAGATGTACGAGAAATCGAAGGTTGTGTACGGGGTTCGGATGTTTCCGCCAGTTGCTGAGTAAAACATAAGGGAGAGGAATGATGGGACTGAAAGTTATAATCGAGACTACTGACGAAGAAGGACATTTGGAGGCAATTGTTCAGTTCAGTGACGTCGACTGTCAAACCGCTGGTCGGCTCGGACAATTGATTGGGTATGCGATAAATGGAGTCGAGCCTTTTATCGCTCCGGGCGACGTGGTGGATGGGATTGAAGAAACCCTGATCAGAACGGAAATTAACACGCCAGTAGGCGACTATTAAGGTGAACAAGATGGCGAATGACAAGACAAAATGTCGCGAGTGTCAGTGCATGCCAATTCAACCACAGGGGCGACACTTAAGCATGGGGTTTGCCGAGACTGCTACGAAAGGGAAGCGGGGCGATTTACCGGAAAAGGGGGCGGCGGAAGTTCGAGAAGAACTTCAGAGATGAAAGAGAACACGTATGAAACGAGGCACGGCACAGGTCACGGCTAGGATTGCCGGACAATCACGACGGAATTGCCCATCGCAGAGTTTGACGAAGTCGCTTCTGGGGCTTAGTGTCGTTAAATCAAGGAAACTTCAAGGGAGGGATATTCATGGGACTGGGATCATCGAAGAGTGTCGCGAGCCAAAGTCTGAAGATGGCCGTCAACGGCGATCTCGTTGACTACATCGAGAAGACGGGCCACAACATCTTCGTGACAGGCAAGGCTGGATCAGGGAAATCGATCCAGTTGAAGCGGTACATTGAGAGGAACGGCAACAGGGCTCTCGTTGTGGCGCCGACAGGGATTGCGGCCATTAACTGCGAAGGCCAGACAATTCACAGGATGTTCGCCCTGCCGATTAAGCCGGTTGGCGATAGCGAAGTCAAGGATATCGCCAAGCGAGCGAACAAGGCTGTCCGGGCAGCGTCAGTTCTCGTCTGTGACGAGATTGGCATGGTCAGGTCTGACATGTGGGATCTGATTGACAGGCTGCTGCGGGTCATCAAGAGGTGCGACGAGCCATTCGGTGGGCTAAGGATCATCTGTTTCGGGGATCTGTATCAGCTGCCGCCAATCGTTAGCAATCACGAGATCAAGTTCATCAATGAGAAGTATGGTTCGCCATACTTCTTCTCAGCCAAAGCAATGAAGTCGGCTCCATTCGAAGTCGTCGAGATGACACGGGTCTTCCGCCAGAAGGACGACAAGTTCATTAAGATCCTGAACGAAGCGAGGGTTGGGAACGTCACCCGCGAAGCGATCGACACGCTGAACACGAGGTATCGGCCAGATTTTGAGGCGGCGGATGGATTCGTAACGCTGAGCCCGAGGAACGTCGACGTCGACAAGATCAATGCGGCAAGACTTTCGAACCTGCCTGGCGTGGGCGTCAAGTACCACTGCGAGTGTGATGGGAAAGTGCCCAACAAGCTGCCAAATGATGAGGTTGTTCACCTCAAGGTGGGTTGCCAGGTAATGGTAATCAAGAATATCTACCTCGAAGACAAGAGAATGATCCCTAATGGGAAAGTTGGCATCGCAAAGACTCTGCATGCTGAGTCTGTTGATGTCGAGATTGACGGCAGGGTCCACAGCATTGGGTACGAAGAGTGGGAAATGCATTCCACTCGAGTCCAGAACGACGAGCTTGTTGGCGAATCAGAGGGTTGCTTCAGGCAGATTCCGCTGAGGGTTGCGTATGCGTGTACTATCCATAAGAGCCAAGGGGTAACTCTCGACAGGGTTATCATCGACATGTCGGGCGGCTCATTCGCCGATGGCCAGACTTATGTTGCGTTGAGTCGATGCCGAAGCCTTGATGGGATCATCCTGAAGGCTAAGCTGGCGAAGGCTGATATCCGTGCCGACAAGCTACTGTCTGCGTTCATGACGAACGCTATGAATTCCGGGCACTACCTTGAATTCATTCAGGACGAGATTACGAATTTCGGTGGCGTGGAAGTCCTGAGTCCGATGGACGAAATCCGCTCGGGGGCGACCACCGGGAAGTTCGCGTCTGATCCAGAAATGGATGCGATGTATGATGTGCTTCGTACGGAGAACCCTTCCGATAGCCACACTGCGGCGACACTATTGCTGCCTCGCATGATCGACGAGATTCGGAACCTGCGTACGAAGGTTGGTGACATGCAGAGAGTTATCCATAGCCTTAAGGGGACAACGCCAGATGTTGAAGAAGACTCAGAAGCCGAACAGCTCAGCGCATTTTTCTAAGGGGCAGTTGCTGGACATCAAGTGCGGCTGCGGAAAGGTCAATCGCAGGATTGCCGGGACGTACATGCTGCCGTGCGATGAATGCAAAGCTTTCCTGTTCTTGTGCGAGTACACGTTAGTAGAAGAGGGCGATAATGTTTCAGATCGAGAACCCGGAAGCGTTCAGGACGGCGGTTAGCGAAGCGAGACGGTTCTGCTCAACTCGAAGCACTGTCGAGGCTCAGTATTGCATCCTGATTGAAATTCATGACGGATTCGTTTCAGTTAGTGCTCATGATGGGTACAAGACGTATGTCTGGAATGGCAAGCAGGGCGGCGACTTCGACGCGTTGCTTAATGGGCCGAAGCTGTGCGACCTGTTAATGAGCATGAAGAAGGGTGATTTATTTCTCGGCCAGAATGGGTCAGAGATCCTGATCGAATGTGGGAACACAAAGGTCAGTCTGCCGAGCCGTGAAATCTCTGAATGCACACGTTCAATTGAAACTGACGGCACAAAGGTCACGCTTAATTCTCACGAGCTGTCAAGGATGCTTTCGTTGCTGATGCCGATATCAAAGGTTGACGGCGCCAACAGCGGGGAGAGGGCAGTTCAGTTTGTTCCAGCCTACGGCCTGTTGGCTACTGATTCGATTGTCGGGACGAAGCCGAGCGCGAGCGTTGTTGGTCACTTGAAGACTGACCTGTTTGAGTCAGTGAACCAGAATCGAGTCTGCGTCAAGACAGAGTGTGTCGCGATTGTTAATTCGCTCCTGAAGAAAGAGGGGAGTGAGGATACGTGTGACGTTATCTTCTGCGAGTCACACACCACGTTTGTGATGTCATCGTGCAGTATCTGCATGCGGTCGCTTGAGGACTTTGCGGTTGGGTACGTTCCGACCCCTTACCTGTTGAGAGATAAGGGATGGACTACCGAAATCGCTGTTGTGCCAGGAGAGATATCCGAGGCGATGAAGATAATGACGATCATTGCACCGCCCGAGTCTCGTACGGTTGTTCTCAGGAAAGCTAGTGACGGTTTGATGCTGAAGCAGTCGGCGACTTCGCTTGGGAAGTCGGATCACGTGGTGAGTTGCACGGGAGTGATTGAAGGCGAAGTCTCCGTAGACATGGACAAGTTAAGGATCGCTATGGAGTGCTGGCGTGGAGTGGGGCATATTACGGCTCGTTACAACGAGCTCGGAATCGGGTTCGAGTATGAAGGGTACGAGATTCTCCTTGCAGGACTATCCTGATATGTTCCATGATCCGCTCACAGAGAAGGCACGTAAGGATGGATACGACATTGGCTTCGTGCATGGAGTGCTTTCTGCGTTTGCGGCATTGTGCATCCTATGGACGATTACCGTTTCCGCTAACTACCTGATTGGATGAGACTTGTTCAAAACGACATTCAGGCCCGACTTGATACGGAAGGTCGAAGCAAAACACGTTACTGGAATGATTGTAAGCTACGCCAGGCCGTGGAATGTGCCATTGATAGTTGATTCGATGCTGGACTTCGGATTCGACAGGGTCATCATTGCTGACAACTGGTGTAGCGACGAGTACTTGAGCAAGTGCTACGGAAGCATCCAGGAACTACGCAAAGACGGAAAGGTGCGGCTGTATCGAGGGACGAGAAACGTCAAGACCCTTGCGAGATACGTGACGATTGACTTTCCGACAGCGTCGAATGTTATCGCTTCGGTTGATGACGATTACGTGGTGACTCCGGATGGCTGGCAGAAACTCATTGATCAGTGGGACAACAAGAACATCATTTGCCAGATACCCGTCGCAGGGAGCCAATACCAGACGGCCTACACGCCACCGTACGTGAATGTTGGGTACGGCTGCCTGTTCAATCGGAGCTGGCCAGTCAATGCGTTCCGGTATCTGCTGCAGAATCAGATCGTAACGATGGATGACTTCAGGCGGTTTGGCGATAGAATCTTCACGACGTTCTACGGGCTATGGAAAGCACTACCGGCGACCGACACGGAACTGACTCGACTGACGAACCCTAATGGCGAATGGTCAGAGCGGGACGGGGCTGCACTTCACCTCAAGGATGGGTACTGGGGCGCTCAATGGGACTTGGTAATGCGGGTGAAGCGGGCGAGACTCGAAGCACAGGAAGCTTTCAGGAAGAACCCCCATTCCTTATCCGAATACCAAGGCCTAACGGATTTCCTGTCGTGTACCGCTGTTGGCGGCTGAGCGAGCGTGAGTTCCACTTGAAGAACCTGTATACCGGCGAGAAGTACGGGATCGACATGACGTACGGGAAGTGTGATTGCGGTAACCACGAATGGAAGCGAGAAGGGTTGGATTCACACGGATGTAAGCATGTCAGGGCGTTACTCAAATTGATGAAGGAGAACCGTAGATGACGTGGCAACAAGAGGCCGCATTGGACAAGATGCTTAATCCGGATCCATGCGAAATGTATCGGTACCAGGTTCATGTTGGGACTGCGGCGTTCCAGCGGACGTACCTCGGGACGTCTTCGCAACTGCTGCACGCGGCCAAAGAACAGGCTTGTGCGGAATGCGACTTCGAATTAGCCGCTGAGATTCGCGACCTGATGAGTCTGCGACGGAAGCCGATAAGCATCACGTTTTGTGATTAAGGGGAATCATGATGCCGCAATACGATACGATTGAATCAGACGGAATCGGATTTGTGCTTTCTATAGGGAAGGGGAGTTGCCGGTTTCCGTTTAAGGTTATTGCGAAAAAGGGGCCTCTTAACGGGATTGAGTGTGTAGAGCTTGACGACGAGGCTCGAGAAGAAACGGTTAGTGTTACCGTTACTAAACAGTTTATGAAGTTCTCGAGCACGTTGTCGGCACACGGATTTATAAATCATGAACTAACAAGACTCCTGTCTGCCAGAATTAAAACCATTGTTACTAAAACCAGTCGCGTTCGACTCGACACGTCAGCCGGATTTTCAGTATCGGGAGGCCCACCAATCTTCCGCATCGGCATGACAGTAAGGTTCGACTTTTTAGGGAGCCGGCCATGAACGCCGTAATGGATCCATGCCCGTTCTGCGGCCACTCGTTCATGGAGATTGACTATTGCGAAGAGGGGTGCTGCGGGGCGAAGCCGAGATCTATACAATGCCCGTGCGGTTGCGAGCTTAGCGGGCATTGGCGGGACGATAATGAATCCATTGCCGCATGGAATGAACGTATTGCCATATGGCCCATCATGGATATTATGCAAAGATTATTGACTGATGGGCATTGCGTCAAAGAGCAGGACGGGAGATGGTGGCTGTTCCGTAGCGATGGCGAGGGTATAATTTCCGGGGAGAACTACCGAGGGCTTTGTGTGAACATCGTGATGGCTGATTTGTAGAATTCACTTAGGAGTGAACGACATGCGAATAGTTTCCTTACTGCTGCTTCTAGTGATGGCGACTGCCGCTGACGCCCAGACTATAGATTACAGCGGTCGCGGCCAGGCGATCGTGCTCCCTTCGCCGGTCAAGAAAGCTGACACGCGACCAATACTGACTGTGTTCGTGACGGACAATTGTGGCTGGTGCAGTATCGGGCGGATGAGCCTGGCCAGGCAGTCGATCACACTGCCAGTGCAGGTCAAAGTCATTCGATCGGGTACCGGGAAGGTGCCGAGCTGGGTAAAGACTTATCCGACGTTCTATTGGCAGGCAGCGGACAAGACGTACCGGAAGCAAGATGGCTGGGCTGGAGTCGACGAACTGGTGGCGTCATGGGAATTAACGCAAGCGACAACCAAGAGGTCGGGATATCGAGGCACATCAATAGCGCAGTGGACATTCCCAGGCTCAACGAGAAGCGATCTGATTGAGCACCTGCAGGAAGGCCAGCATGCCGGCAAGTTCGCTTTGCACCAACTGAACCAGATGACATTTCAGCAGTTACAGACGCTTCACTCAGATGATCACATTGGACAAATTAGATGGGAACAGTTGCCAGCTAGGCAAGTAGCGACGAAGAAGAAACCTTTTTGCCCTGTTGGGCAGACGTGACCATGAACATGATGGCGGCAGTTTGCCGTTAAGCTGGCAACAATCCAGGTGGGACAAGGATGTCAAAAGCGACAGCGTACTACCGTTCAATCAAGAAGGATCGTGATCTGTGGCGTGACACAAGGCCGCATAAGTGCATGTGTTGCGGCAGTCAGCACTATCTTGAGATACATGAGATTGAGCGGCGGTCTCATGCGTCGAACAATTGGTGGCACCGGTCGACGGCGTTACTATTGTGTCAGACGTGCCATGCTGGTCCGTTCGCGGCAATGCCTCATGTAAGGCAGCTCGCCTATAAGTACCTTCGAGACTTCATGAGTTTCGATCTGACTGCATGGCTGAATATATCCGGCAGGCCGCTAAGCTACGTGACGCCAAATGAAGTCTATGCGGAAGCGTCGAAGATAACGAAAGAGGAACAGAGTGGCACGAATCCTGATTATTGCTGACGTTCCAGGCTGGGCCTACGAGCGTCGCGCGAAAGCACTGCAGAAGAATGCGCCGGACGGATTCGAAGTTGATATTCAGTACTCGAAGTCGCTCAGCGGAGTTGACAGTTACGACCTGGTCTTCAACCTTGAGTACTCGTTGACTCCCGTGATCAAAGCTCTGTGCAAGAAGACGCTGCTTGTCAATTCGCACAACGCCGACCATCGCCGAGTCAAGGACCGGTTCGAGATGTCGCTGAGGTTTGCCGACTTCGTCATCATGAACAATCAGGAAGCCTTCGATCACTACGGCAGGGTGCCGAAGACGTGCAACATATCAAATGGGGTCGATTTCGATGAGTTCTACCCAGTCCGACCGATCGGAAACAGAAGGAACTACGCCGTCTGGACAGGAACAGAAGCCAAAGGGTATCGCGAAATCCTGTGTCCGCTTCAGGACAGATTCGACGTACGAGGGGGCGATAGGGGAATTATCCTGCATCCCATTCGCGGTTCCGACTGGGACTCCATGGGAAACCCGATCAGGCATCGAGTCTGGGATACAGCGACTATGCGAGCTTGGTGCAACTCGGCAAGAGTTGTACTCTGCTCTTCAGTTACTGAGGCCACGCCAAACTACGTGCTGGAAGCGATGGCGTGCGGATTGGTCCCTGTCACGACCCGAGTCGGAAACCTGATGGAGTTCGGCGAGCATGAATCGAACTGCGTATTCGTCGACAGGAACATCAAAGCCTTTGAGCGTGGCATTGATTATGCTTTCGATAACATCGAAGAGATGTCTGCGAATGTTCTGGAAAGCCTCAGAGATTGGTCATGGATCGAACGATCGAAGCTGTTTTTCAGGGTGTTCGAGTTACTGATTTCCGGGGTAACTCCCAAACCCTTCTGCTACAAGGAATTGACGAATGGACGTATTGATTGATTGTTCGCTGTCTAACGCTGTTGGCCCTGTTTGCGTCGATGTCGAAGGCAAGTATGTTGCTATTGATCCTTCTGGAGAATATAGCGTCGTTGGCACATACCATCCGGACGGCGAACTCGCCGCCAATGTGTGGCTTTTGAAGCACGCTGACCTGCTGAACGATCTCGTGCGACGTATCGAAAAGACTGACGATCCGCATCATGAAGCTGCGGTCGCCAGCGTAATTGAACAAGTAGAGGAAGGAGCCTCAACTGACATCGAAGAAACGACGCCTGCTGATGGAGCCGCCGATACGGATACCGGCGAAGACTCCGATGAAGATGACGACCAAACTCTCAGTTGATTGCCGGGAGTGGGATGAGTATTTCCACCTGTGTGCCTTATCCGAGCAATACCGCCCGGATAAGGCCAGGTGTGGCATGTACGCCGAGAGGCGGCTCGTGCTCCTGAAGCGAATCAGGACTGGCGTTTTGCCGATTCCGCCAACTCAGTACGAAGCAGTCAAGAAGTTCATCACTAAGAATCCGCTCTGCGATTTCCTCACTATCCATGAGGGAACGAAGGTTCCGTGGGATGACATTAAGCGTATCGTTACATATGACCGCAGGAGTCCTGTCTTCCATATAATTCGGATGGATATTGGATACGGCGACGAAGTGTTCTATGCTGCGACAGAGAGGGCTGTCCGTACGAAGGCTGACAAGCTCGGGCTTGTTGCTCGCTGGGCTGAAATCAAGGGATTGATTGACCCGGAGGAGTATTATTGCCCATTGAATATGACGAAGGACAAGTTGATAGACCTCTGTCGGGAGTTGAGGCTGGAGTCCAGGATAGCCCAGATCGGCGAAGAGAAACGAGAGCGGTTCTACGTTCGGTCGCGATAACTGCCAAGTGGATGGCAGGTACTCTTCCGTTTCTCTATCTAACATGTCGAATCGTGATGATTCATTACCAGAGGGCCGAGCGTGTCAGTAACAGTCGTGATTCCGACTCGGCAGGGGGACGACCTGACTGAGAGATGTGTCTCCAGGGTGCTTTCCGGCTCGAAGAGGCCACAGAAGATAATCATTGTGTCGGACGAATCACCGTCCATTAAGCTAAACAAGCTGGTGGCTGCAACAGCAAAGACTGTGTGCTGTCAGCTAGTATCTACATCAGGTGGCGTCGGATTCAGTGGTGCCGTGAACACTGGGCTTCGCCTTGCTGAAACACTCTACTCGTTCGTGGTTAATAATGATTGCGAAGTCGGGCGTTTTGCTGTCGAGAACCTGCTGAGGGATCTTGCTGCCGATTCGATGGCCGCTGCTGTCTGTCCGTTGACCAGTGATGCCGGAAAGTGCAGTATTGAGAGTCCGTACGCACGCAGGATTTCCAAGTGCAACAACGTCTTCTCGACCATCCGCACCCCGGAAGAGCGGGAAGACGTGGTGATGAAGTTCAAGACTCCACCTCAGAAGCGGACGCACATCCCATGGACGTGCATTATGGTCCGAACGAAGGTTCTGAGTGAGATCGGATATCTCGATGAAGAGAACTTCGCTTCCGGCCTGTTCGCTGACGACGAGTGGAACCTCAGGGCAACCCAGGCTGGATGGCATCTCCTACTCAGTACTAATGCATTCGCCGATCACCTGCACGAGTCAAGCACATTCAAGCGGCTGAATCTTGATTATCAAGCGTCGCTAAGAGATGGCCAGAGTTCATTCCTTGAGAAGGTGAAGGTGCTGGCCTGTGTGCTGTCGTGCGACCGGAAGTCGTACTCGAATGCCGGTATCGAATCGATTCGAAGGCTGCGTGGCGTTAGCCATGCCCACGTGAACTACGAGGGAAACACGCCACCTGATCATAATTTCGATTCAATTACGAACTGGACGATCGGTACTCAGTGCGCTCTACCGGAAACGCCAGTAAACGATCAGGACCAGCTGTATCGTCTCCCTCGCATTATTGCCGGTCGAAACATGTGCCTCGACCTGATGAGGATCAACAAAGAATACACGCATCTACTGTTCATTGACTCTGATATCTCTGTCGATTCTGAGTATGGACTCAAGAATCTGATCAAGATTCAGACGGCAATGTGCGGCGGGTTCGTTCATGGCCGAGGCGAGCACGGGAATGTCGAAATGACGTTCGGCAGACGGCTCCCGTACCACGGGAAGCAGTTTACATGCTCCTGGGGAACGTGCGGATACCAGCTGTTGAGTCGTGTTCTGTGCGAGCGATATCAGTTCCGCTGGGGAGTGTCCCGAAAAGAGCATGGCAAGCCGAGAAGCGAAGACCCCGCGTTCGCTGAGGATGTAGAAATGGACGGATGGGGTGAGTACGTCATCGACCCTGGCGTCACGGCAAGCCACGTGGATAACAAAGACAGCCCGCTCACTAAAAGTACCTACTCGATATTCTGAAGGGATCCTAAATGTGGGTCGTACCAGGGAAGTTTGTCTTCAGTCACTTTCCACGTACTGGCGGTACGTTCTTCCGAGAGAACGTTGAAAGCCAGACAAAGGTTATTGATGTCCTGCCGCACGGAAAGATTTCGGACATCCCGGAAGAGTTTAAGGATCTCCAGATCGTCACGATCGTGCGGGAGCCGTCGTCATGGATCCAAAGCTTATTCAGGTATCGAAAACACCATTCGGGGTGGCATTCAGAAAAGGACGTGCTCGATAGGTGTACCGATAATTCGGTTGATGTTTACATGGGCAATATTATCAGGAATCATCACGGAATCTGTAGTGATTTCGAAGAGGGCTTTACGGCTGGTGCGGACTTCATCATCAAGTACGAGCACCTCATGTCCGAATCAGAGAACCTGCTTAGTCAGTTTGGTCTGGAGTTGCCGATCCGGGACAACGTGAACGGAACGAACAGTTACCAGGAATACGCTCAGAAGGAAACGGGGGACGCCTTCAATTGCGACAACATGACTTTCTGCGAACGGTATGGGTACGAGATTCCGGATGGGGTTCAATTCTCGTTCAGTAAAGACTATTCGGGCTGGCTGAAGGACACGATTCGCAAATACTGCATACCAAGGCTAAGGGGAAGGCCGGTCCATGTCCTTGAAATTGGCGTATGCGAAGGCGGCGGCGCAGTCTCGTTCTTTGACGAGTTACTGCACCACCCATGCAGCACGTACACTGGGCATGACATATGGGTAATGAATCCGAGGTATCGTGCTGAAAGGAATATCAGTTTCGTAAGTGAAGGGAAGCATCGACTGCTTGATTCGCGGCTGCGTGTCCGTGATCGGAAATACGATGTCGTGCATGTAGATGGGGCACACGACTACGCAAACTGCACCAACGACACAACGTTAGCCTGGGACGTTATCGGGCCTGGCGGAATCGTCATATGGGACGATTATGGCGGCAAGGACATTCCAACCGAGTGTCCGGAAGTGAAAGTATCGGTGGATGAATTCCTGGCCTCGAAACCAGGTAGGTTCCAGCGTTTATCCAATGACAATGACTACCAGATGACTGTACAGAAAGTGGCATCATGAACAGTAAGCCTAAGATTTACGTCGTAGGACATGGGCGGCACGGAAAAGACACTGCGGCACAAATCATCAGCGATGTCACTGGACTCACATTTGAGTCTTCGAGTATGTTCTGTGCAAGGCTGTTCATCTATGAGGCGTTGAGGCCGATACTTGGGTACGCTTCCGTTCAGGAGTGCTACGACGATCGGAGCAATCACCGCGCTCTCTGGCATGGCCTGATCACTTCTTACAACCTGACCGACCCAGCAAGGCTGAGTCGGGAAATCTTCAGTGAATACGACATGTACGTTGGCATTCGGTCTCGGGTCGAGCTCGAAGCGGCCAGGGAAGAGGGGCTAGTTGACCTTGTGTTCTGGGTTGACGCGTCAAGGAGGGAAGAACCAGAACCTGCGGACTCTTTCAGTCTCGACATTTCGTGTGCAGATTTTGTGATCGACAACAACAGAGGGGAGGGCGATATGACGAGGAACGTAGAAACTCTATTCTCGCTCATGACGGATTGAGCGGGTAGTCAGAATGATATATGTCGCTCAAGGATGAGGCGTTAGCTGCTCTCGATAAGACTAACGGAAACAAATCGAAAGCTGCCAGACTACTAGGCATTTCGAGATCAGCCTTCAGGGACAGGCTGGACAGGCCAGGAGCTGTACCTGATGCATTGCCTGGTGCTCAGCTGCGGTCACGGCTGAGGGAGCTTGAGCTGCTTGTTGAAAGACTGAACAGATCAAATCGTTCCGCAAAGGGAAGCGGACACTAACCAGTAAGGCGATCCCCAAGCCGACCGGAACATTCGCAAGGGTCGTGATTCCCGACACGCACGGCAGTATGATTGAGCATCTGGCTGCGGCTGCATTCCTGCATGACCTCAAGCAGATCAATCCTCAAGAGATTGTGATGCTTGGCGACCATCTGGACTGTGGTGGGTTCCTCGCACAGCATCACACGCTGAGCTATGTGGCCGAATCAAAATATTCGTTCGCTCACGACATCATGGCAGCAAACGAATTCCTTGACCATGTTCAGAAGAATGCTCCTCGCGCTAAAATCCACATGCTGTGCGGAAATCACGAGCGCCGAATTGAGCGATGGATAGTCACTCAGGTATTGCGAAACGAGAAGGATGCGAAGTACCTGAACGATCTACTGTCGCCAGAGATCGTAATGCACATTGCCGAGCGAGGCATCCAATACTACAAGGAAGAAGTCTTCCATCACGGCCTTGCGATTCGCGGAACAATCAAGCTGGGCCGATGCCACTTTACTCACGGGTCGACGGCAGCAAAGCACGCAGCCGCAAGAATGGTTGACATCTTTGGTGGTTCGGTCGTCTTCGGGCACACTCACCGCGCTCAAACATTCATTAAGCGAACAGTGAAGGAAGGTGCGATTGGTGCGTGGAACCCAGGCTGTCTGTGTCAGATTCAGCCATACTATGGGCTTACTGGCTTGACCGATTGGTCTCACGGGTACGGTCTCCAGCTCGTCAATAAAGATGGAACGTTCCTGCATATCAACGTGCCGATCGTTGACGGCAAGAGCTACATGGTCCCTTTAGTTATTGGGTAGGAAATGGACTTTCGATACACGTACACGGCAAAGGTCGTTAAGGTTGTTGACGGAGACACTGTCGACCTTGATGTTGATCTTGGGTTTGGAATGCGGGCCACAGAGAGATTCCGCTTGTACGGAATCAACGCCTGGGAGCGACGGGGTGAAGATCGGAAGCGAGGCATTGCCGCCACTATCGCTTTGTCCCAGATGCTCGAAGATGCCAGGGGCGAAGACTTCAAGATCACGATCGAAACCCACAAGGATAAGAAAGAAAAGTACGGTCGGTACCTTGTCACGCTGTGCCCCAGCGAGTTAGGATCCCTGAATCAGAGATTGGTCGATTGCGGACACGCGGTTTATCAGGAGTATTGAGGTTCGCGTGGCTAACAATACCGCAAACTGATGCAAACGAGGAACGGGTACCAAGGTCGCCATCGCGGGGCGTCTGGCTTTGCGGGTTCGAGTCCCGTCGCGAACATTTCTTAGCAATCGAATCCGGAGTTAAGGCGGACATGGAAACTAAGCCGCACTGGAGAGCCGGACAGCTGCGTAGGGCTGCACTTCTCCGCCGCCTACGCATAGGCATGGAGAGTGTCCGGTTCGAATCCGGCGATTGCTTTTATCAGGAGAACTAATGGACAACTTATCGCGAAGGCTTCATGACGCGAAGCTGGGATCTTCTATCGATAACGCCTCAAAGGCGTTGCCGCCTGGGTACGGAATACAGATTTACATATGGGACGGAGAGGTGACCGTCGTGCTCTCTGATCCTGAAGGCGAATCAACAACCGACTTCCAGTTGGACGAATTGTCGGATGAGATTAACGAGGCGGTTGCCTATGCAATCAACCACAATAAGGACTCGGTTGCAGGAGATTGACATGGGAAATATAAACGGTATCGGCACTCATGTTGACGCAATATTCATGCGTCTCGGGTTCGTGCTGTGCATTGACAGGCAATGGAGACGAGCCAATATTCATGATGGGCTGTCGGTCGAGGCGGACGAATACAGAATCACAGTACACGCCGAAACGGACAAGCAAGATGTTCGCATGCAAATAGCGTCGTTCCCGCTAGATGGAGTTCGTTTCAAGCAATGGTTAGCCCTTACGGACGGTGACGGGCAAAGCGGAATCGTATTGAATCCACACAATCCAGAGACGGATTCCTTGTCATTACAGTCAGACCTCACGCCAGATTCAGGTTCACCGTCCTGTTCTATTGCGTCTACGATGAAAAGCAATAGCCCCAAAATGAAAACTTTCAGATCAATGGGATTCCTGAGTCTGGATTACGACATGGGGAGGATCTATATTGATTTGCCAATAAACGAAGCGAGGATACTTATGCGAAAACTAAAGCAACAGGACTGTTAGCAGCTCAGCGAGAGGTAAGGCGATTGGTACACGAGCCGGTTGATAACACGCCGAACCATATGGAAGCTACTCATAGGAACATTGACCCGCCAGGGGCGTTTCGGACGCCGCTAAGTGCTGCACGGAACAGTGCCATTTCCTGCTCGATTGATGTCTCTTTGCTGCCCCAGCTCGACATGAAGTCGTCCTCGGACATCTCTTCTTCCTCGCCATCTCCGGTCGTGACTACGATCTTCGAATCCTTCGACCCGACCCTGTCCAGTACCTCGCCAGGCACGAACTGGTTAACGACCGAGCTGTCGAATTCAGTGTCCCTCACGACCCAGTAGCAGAGCACGACGGCGTCCGAAGAGTCAGGGGACCGCCCAATGCGTTCCTTGATAGGCTGTACGTCGCGGAACTCGCCACGCGTCCTGTCTTTCGGAGTGACGTAGAAGCGAGTCATGTCCGCCGAGTAGAGCCGCTCATGGGCACTAAGTTCTTCACGGAGCTTTGAGTCGTCCGGAAGCAGGTATGGATCCATGTTGTCAATTTCCGGGTTGAGCCGGCTTCCGAATTCCCCATACAGTTCTGCGCGAACGTTTCGATACAGGCTTGCATTGGTAGCTGTTGCGTTACCCACCATTCTTAGCATAATGCAACCGGCCTGTTCCATGATGTCTGCCATCACGTTACCGCCTGCACCGATTGCGTCGATTGCAACTGGAACCTCGCCTCGCTTCAGGTCAATCCCAAGGCTCATCGCGCATCCATGCACCCAGGCAAGCGTCTGCATGGAGTTTGCCTTGCGGGTTCGAAACAGCTTCTTGATGCCTAGTATCCCACCGGCAGCGAGAACCGTCTCGTCCTTGTCTTTAGACGCTGCAAGGTCGAGACCGAAGCCAGTTACCTCGATCTTCTCGTGATGAACTGTCCACAATGCACACGGATCTTTCAGCCATGACGGCGGAATGATCTGGAAGTCAGCATCTTCAGGCGGAAACTTTCCTTCGCCAGACCACGCCCTCTCAGTTTCGTTCGGCGACAGCATGATCGTAGCGTACTTGTCGTAGTCCATCTGCCCAGGAATCAACGGCCTGGTGTGCGGAATAAGGTCTTCAGGAACCTTATCGCCAGCAGCGATGAATGCTGTCGTTCCGTCAATAAGATCTACGTCCATGCCGCCTGGTGGGCCGAACGGAGCCCTGAGTCTCTTCGCACGAACATTCAGTGCTCCATTCCCGCCGAACGTCAACAAGGCTCGCTTAATACCCTTGTCGACAATGACCTGATTGTCGTCTGGGTTATCTTTCGGGAACAGATCGAAGAAGAAGCCAGACAGGATTCGAGGGTTGGAAACATAGATAATCATCGCCGCTTGCTTGCGAGCGTTGATTGGCAAATCGTCCGGACAACTTGAAGTTTCGTCGAAGCAAAACGTCGTATGCTCTCCGTGGCGACCGGACAAACCTTCCCCAGTGTCCGGGTTTGCAATGATTACTACATGTCGAGGATTATTCGGATCCTTGATCTCAGCCGTAAGGATGTCGCAGCCGTCCGAGTACCTCATCTTCTTTCGCCATGTCACCATTTCAGCAAACATGACGTCTTTGGCATGCTTCGATGATTGCGAGACAATGACAATTCGATCGTTAGTGTAGATCGAGTAGAAGATGTTCAGAAGTAGCGCTGTCGCGAATCCTTTACCAGGAGATGTTGACCCCTTAATGGCGATCTCTTTAAGGCTTGGGTCAAGTCCGTGCTCAATCAGCTTGACCTGTATATCGTCCAGTCTCAAGTCCAGGTTGTGGTCGCGCTCGCAATACTTCTTGAAGTAAGCGAGATCCAGCTCGTCTGTAATTACAAGCTCAGGCCACTGGCGACGGATGAAGTCCCACGGGTCGCCAGCACGGGCTTTGTTAATCGCAATCTGCAGTAACAGGCCCTGCAGATTGGAGCGGCTCGACAAGACATCAGTGCTCAGTTCATTGTGGGCATTGACGTGTTGCCTCAACGAGTCGATTTTAGACTCACGCTTATCAACGGCGGGCTTCTTCCTGACCGCCTTCTCGACATCCAGCTCGTCCAGTATGAAGTCGTGGTCAACCAGAGCAGTTTCTGTCTTGCGGTTTGACTTGTACTGTCGACCATTCTTCGAGAGGTAGCCCTCGAGGTAAAGGCCCTCAACGATATCAACCTTCAGGCCCGGCCTTGAGATGAGCTTTGTCCCTGCACGGTAACCCCCAGCCCTGTAGGCATTAACAAGGACGTGGACCTGATCTCCAGAAAGGTAAGAATTCATCATTTCTTTTCGTTGTACAGATCAACCAGCCCCTGCCGGGTCGGACTCTGAACGCGTCCAACTTCCTTACCATTCTCGAAAAGGATAGCGAGCGGGATGAACTTGGCCTTCGCCGCTGCCCATATGCCTGGGTTTTCATCCACATCAATTATTTGGATGTGGCCTGTATTGCTCGTTCCGACTTCCCATCCACCGCGTTCAAGCCACGGCTGTGCGTCTGCAATCAGAGCCTTACATGGAGCACACCACGTGGCCGTTAGTAGAAGTATACGACGAGATCGCTCGGACTTAACGACAGCGATGGGCGGCGGCACTTTCACCTTTAGCGCTTTAGTAGCAGTGAATGCCCATGCCGCCGCCGCTTCGCTTTTCCTATTGAACTCGAAGACGTTCCAGCTCTTCCCCTCAGAAATCCCAGGCAGAACGAGCATCGAAGCTGTAAGAATCGCCCTCACCAAACAAGGTAAGCAGTTGATCATCTCCCGTCTCCTTGGCTTCATCGAGGATTGCCGTCTTTGCCAGATTGCGAGCTGCTCCCCTTGCCGCCCACGGAATGTCAGTCTCTTCAGCAGCCTTACGAACCGCGACATTGACGATGTATCGGCTGCTAAAACTGCCGTCGTTGATCTGATTGACCTTCTCAGTGTTGTTCTGCCCACAGTTTGCCAGTTTACTGACAATGAATTCGATCGCCGTTTGGATCAGCGGGACAAGAATCAAGCCGAAGTCGAAGATTGCGACGTTCCCTGGTCCGGCAACGTTCTCCGGAGCGACAGAGCTAACCTTAGTTTGAGCTCTCGCCACACAATTGTCTGTGAACTCATCAATAGTCATAGCCGTTTTCCTTAACGTATTGGTTTTGGCGGTGAATCGTCACCGTCAGATGCTGACCGGATTGCGTAGAAGCTATGGACGCCGATTGTCTGTTCGAAGTGTCGCTTAGATAGGAGCATATGCCCCCGATTGCCCCACGCCTTACCCCACGAGTTGTAAGCGTCGGCGACAATTTCTCCACCAGCCCAGAGTATTCCCTGAGCTCCGACCGCATGGTTTCCCTGGCCACGGCTGTATCCGGCCAGGCCATTACTATCGAATCGTTCGAAGCCGTTGCCGACGTGAACAACTACCACACAATCCCATCCGAGAGCGAGAGCAGTCCATAAGTCCTCGATCTCCTCGCACCGATAGCATTCGTAAGCCATGTACTTCTTTGCTGCACGGTCAGCTGCAGAAGTGTCGTACTGCTTACGGAAAAGCCTGTCGAGCGGAACAAGATCGACAGGAGCGATCCCCTTATCCTGAATAACCTTCATACCAGCATCCAGCATGCTCCCGTTATCGCGATTGCCATTTATCAGGCTGTACAGATAGCCCCCCGACAGGTCGACACGCTTGAGGCCGCGACGGACACGAGATCTCGTTAACGCCATTGCTCCAGCAACGCCGTTGCAACTGTTGCCGACCTGGCTTTTGATGTAGTCAGTCCCGAAGATTGTGCGGCCAACAGAAACGGGGTCTTTAGCCATCCGCTCCAGCCACGCCTTGTCGAGCGGTTCGACATGGTCCTTGAAGACTGGGATCGACGAGACGAATCCCGTTGGTGGCTTGAGGCATCCAAGTTGACGAACACGCTTTCCGAGTGTGATTTCCGTATTGCTCATTTCCCACCTCGAATCGAACTATCAAGCAATTCTTTACTGTTGGGTAGTGTGAACGTACTGATCACGCTACCGTCAGTTTCAAGTAGCAGCACCGCTGGCAACTTCGTGCTTCCAACCGCTTGCAGGTACTCCTTGGCTTCTTCGGAGTCATCGTCGTAATGTCTCCACGTGATTCCACGGGACGACAATGAAGTCCACCAGTCGAGATCAGTCATTACAAGAGCAGACTCAGGAGTCCGCTCAGCCGTTTCTTCGATTACGATTACCCAGGCGACATCCTTCTTAACGACAGGCGTCGGCTTAGCGTTAAGCGAGTTCAGCCCAATCGAAATCTCGCTGTATGCCGTGGCGAGATCGGCGTCTGATTTGACGTCACCATTATCGCTCAGGAAGTTGATCGCATCTGATATCGAAGCGCCCCACGGCTTCCAGATACCAGCTTCTGCAGGAGTGATAGACGCAGCGAGTGCAATCCCAGTGGCTCCGAACACCTTCTGGCCAAACTTGCCTGCACCAGCCTCAGTCTTCAGCTCACCATTCAGTATCCGCTTGACGATCGAGGCGTAGACGGCCTCGACCTTTCCTGCTGCAGAGTAATCAGTCAGCTTCATCGCTTCGGAGCGGCTAAGCAGAGCAAGGCTGTACTGGCCATCCGGGATAACAGGTTCAGGCTCAGGCTTAGCTTCTTCTTTGTCGTCAGGAACGACGCCGGTAACCACAAGCTCATGCGTAATCTGACGCGGTTGAGTCTTCAAGCTGACAAGCTTTGAAGTGATCGTCAACAACGACTCGTGAGCAGTCTTAAGCTCTTCTGGCTGGTCACCTTTAGCGATGGCGAGTGCGAAGGCTTTGCGGGACTCTTCAATGCCAATAATGGTCTCACTGATATCCTCAGTGTACGCAAACACAAACCAGTACCGCCCAGGTTTTGCTGTGGCGAAAACCAATCGCTGACCGTCATCAACCACTCGATAAGAGAGAGGCGGAGCGTTTACTGCCTGCCAAGCTCTCCCGCTTGACGGAATGTCGCTTGCGTCAAGAACGGCAAGCGCTCCAGAAGCGATCTCGCTCGGAGCGTCAAGTTCCTGCCCAATCGCCACGCTGGATATGGCGACAAGGATGCTGATAAAAAACAAACGCATTTCGGACCTCCCTGTCCTGTTTACATCACTTTGAACATTACAGCTATCACGGAACCGACCATTGAAGTGATCATCGTGCCAACCAGCCAGTAAGCTGCTTTCATTGCCTGGGCATGGAAAGCCCTGAAGTCGCTGTCTGTCCTGGCCAGCGTAGACACGACTCCGCTTTCGCCAAACAAAACCTTAGTCGCTTCGTCAACCATTTTTCCTTGACTGCTCAGTTTTTCGCTAAT